TGTTTTTCTAACACTTTTCCACGTTTTCTTTAACCAACCAGCTTCATATAATCCTGTTTCTGGGTTTACAGACATAATACCAGAGCCTACAACGTATTGCTCCATAGGAATATCTTCGTTTTCAAAAGCTAAACGTAAATCTTTCTTTAAATTTGGATTTTTTGCCAATAGCTCCTCAGGAACTATAGTTTCTCCTGTGGTCGTGTGTGTAAGCTGAGTGTCCCCATTCCTACCTTTTGATGCTAGAAACTCTGCTGCTCCTAGTATTCCCTGTCTTGGACTCGATGTACTCGAAACTCCAGGCATATTATTCTCCGATATATGTTATTATATTCGCAGGTTATTGCTTTACCTGTAAAGCTGCAGCTTCTGGACTGATATTGTAATCATACTTAATTATTCGGGAATAATAAATGATTAATTAAATTAATAAAGTCCTTTACTTTTACAGAAAGCTATTACGCCCAAACTTTAGTTTTCTTACCACCTTGGTATTCTACTGCGTGTCCTTCATCTATAAGTAAAGCACATATGTCTTTACCCTCTATAGTGTGCGGAATACCTAGTATCCTACCATATTTGCCTTTACCTAATGACTTGACCTGCAGTTTCTCACCACATAACTCTTTTAACCTTTCTTTAGCTTTTAACCCTAATGCTTTTTCAGCCAGATTACGAGTTCTGCTTTCTGGTGTATCTATACCAGCTAACCTAACTCTTTGTTTGACTAACGTCACGTTAAAACCTAAATCAATATCGACATCTATAGTGTCTCCATCTATAACTCTGTCTAATGTGCAATTATAATAAAATGGTTCCATGTTTCACCTATATGTTTATTGTTGTGTCACCATCGAGTGTGACTGTTATTTTACCAACACTAGAGTTAGCTTGAAAACCTTTGGGAGATTTAGGTGTTCCTATGTCTAACCAAGTATTGCCTGTATAAACCTGTAAAACTTCTATAGTTGTGTTCCATATAATTGTTCCTGGATCAAAATATAGTTTATCTCTTTCAGGTGTATTTATTTGTCGTGTATTGTCTGGATTAAAAGAACCTAGATTTAATTCTAACACTCGTACTAATCTGTTGTATGTATCTGCTGTAACCTCATTGTCTGCTACAGGTAATCGTGTGCTTAATAATCTACTCATCTTCTTCCGTCGTTTCTAATCTCTAACCTAGTTGCACCAACTCTCCATCCAGTATCATTATTTGCGTTAACATCATCATCGTCAGATTCCAACCTTAAAACTGCTTGTCTGGCTCTGCTTCTTACGTGTGTTTGTTGTGTAGAACTGCTTACTGCATTAGTGCTGTTAGTAGTAAGCGTATCTCCAGGAAAATCTCTAGTTTTTAATACAATGTTGACTTTACCTCCACCACTATTGTTTAAAAATTTAATATCAGGAATTACTTTACTTATAAACGCAAACTGTTCACCATCACCTATATCAAAATCACTACTTTCTATAAACACATTAGTCATAGGACTGCCATCATCGTTATACCCAAATTCATGTTGATATAAATAGTTGTTAGCAGTTGCTCTTGGATAATTAACTATGCCTTGGTCTAGCCATGCTGTTCTACTCAATTGACCATATGTCCATATGTTTTCTACGTAATTATACATCACATATCTATCTATTTCACTAGAACTGCTGGAACAATAGTACCAACCTACTTCATCAAATCTACTATTACTGAAACCAAAAACTTTATACACTTGCGAGTCGTTAAAATCATCAAATACATAGCTTAACACACTACAAGGAACTTTTTTAACATTCCCCGTATAAACATAAAAATTCTCTTGTCCCATCCAAAACACACCTGCAGGAGTATTTACTGCTGCTTTTGGACCAGCTAACCCAGAAGAACTGTTCAATAGATTTAAACCAAATGTATATGGTGGTCCAATAAATTGCATACTATATAAAGCTGTATCAGTCCAAATTAATGTTTCTTGTCTAGTGTTTATACCACCAACTATTAAACTTCCTTGATCTAACCTTAAACTGCCTGCTGTGTTGGTTGTTAAAGGTTCAAAATCTAGTGCGTTTTCTTGGTCGCTAAAAGCCACTAACATAGGATCTACACTGCCAGACCTAGAACTTCCTACTATAGGATCTGCACCTAAAACTATGACATGTCTATCTGTTTCTGACACTATAACCTGTAGACCAACTGTTGGAACTAAATTTGCTCCAGTTTTGTTAGCTAATTCTAACGCTCTTGTTTGACTACCTGAAGTGTGTTCTGACTCATCCCAATAATAAATACCACCTGCTCTCGGATTCATAATTAAATCTTCACCAAAATGATCATGCGACCATAAACGTAACTGATTTGCTGCGGTTAAGGCAGAACTGCTTCCCCATCCACCTGCTCCCCATGTGTTTATTCCCCAACCTGTAGAACTTACATAGACATCTAAACCACAATTTATTTGATATTTACCAATCACAGTTCCTTGACCATTACCTGAATCACTAGCGTTAGCTGTCACAGTTGCACTTGACGTATCTTTAGCTGTTATAGTGTATACACTAGTGCTAGTCACTGTTTGTATTTCATACTCTTGATTCAATACTGTAGCTGTTATGTTTCCACCTAATGACACACATCCACTGAATGTTACAAAATCACCTACTACAGCACCATGTCCTGAGTCAGTAATCGTGAGTGTGGAACTGCCATTAGTGGCTGAAAAAGATATTTCATTACTACCAGTGGTCGAACGTAATGGAGTTATGTCAGTATAAGTTGTTCCACCCTCCTGTACATAATATTTACAAGTCGTTCCTAACCCTAAATATTTTGTTCCTTCAAGAGACACCCAAGAATGCAATGCTCTACATGTTCCAAAAAACGTGTTTTCATTGTCTTTACGCCATCCACCTATTTTTTGTGGTCTGCCTTTATTAAATCTAACTAAATTTACGTCAAACCATCCTCCCTCTGTGTCATATGAGGTTCCTTCTCTATCTATTCCAGGTTTTAGTACAAATTTAGTTAATGGCATATTAAACCTCGTGCCACTCCTTACCTTCAAACAACAAAGCTTCAGCTTCACGCCTACGTATTAGACCCTGTAAAACTTTTCCACCAGCTTTATTCCATCTTTTTATTTGTGCTGGTACATCATTCCAATCTGGATGTGAACTATTTAAAACTTTTAATAAAGTTGAACTTTTTAAATTAGCTGGACCAAGATTGAACACCCATGATACTAAAGCATCAAATTCGTTTTGTTTTAAATTGGTTTCAACCAAGTCATTTATATAACCCTCGTATTCTTCCATTTCGTGCAATAACAATTCATCGGCTTCTTCTTGGGTAATAGTGTCACCCTCTTTTACACCTTTGGTTGAACCATAACCTATTGTCCAAACTCCTGCTGCACATTTATATGCTTCTAGTTCGCAACCCTCAAACTTTTTAATTAGGGACAAACCCTCTTTTGATATATCCATACTACTCTCCTTTATCGTTAGTGTGAGATGCTCCAAAATAGAACGAAATAATCGCACTTGCCAATCCTCCTAAATAACCAAGCACTAAATTAATAAGTGCCTCGCTGTTCTGTTCTGGTGGTTGAACAGTTACTAAAAATATATAACCCATAAAACCACCTATAGTTACTAAACCAATAATACGAGCAGTCCAATCTTTGCTAAACATACCTCTAGCATTTTGTTTATCTGCCACTTCTAACTTAAATACGTCTACATCAAGTTCTTTCATTTGCACTTCAAACTCTTGTTCGGCTTTTTTAAGTTCTAGCATTTGCTCTGGTGTGGCATTTTGTATAGCTTGTTGTATGGACTTTTGATCATTAGATACACCTAACACTTCTGCTATTTTACCCATAGCCATATTGCCCATCGGTCCACCTAACGCAGTTCCTATTGTGGGAGCAACTGCACCAACTATATTCTTTAATAATCCTTTCATAATTTACACCGTATATATGGTTAATTTTAGTTTTTTACCTTTAACTTGTATAGGCTTTAATAATTTTAACCTAAATTTGCTGTTTTGTTTAGTCTTACTTCCTATAATTAAGTTTTCACCAACTTCTTTTGTAGAACTTTCTAGTCTTGCAGCTGTGTTGACAGCATCACCTATGGCTGTGTAATCAAACCTATTATCACTTCCCATATTGCCTATGACAGCTTCTCCTGAGTTTACACCTATACCTATCTCAACTTCAGGTAAACCCTCTTGAGTCAATTCTTTGTTCAACTCTTCCATATTGTTTTGTATGTCTATAGCACATTGTATAGCTTTGTCTTCATGATTCTCTAAATCTAGTGGTGCATTAAAAATAGCCATCATGGCATCACCAATATATTTATCTACCATACCATTATGTTTTTGCACAGCTGACTGTTGTGCAGTTAAGGCTTTGTTCATAATATACGTGACTTGTTCAGGTTCCACGCTCTCACTTAACGAAGTAAACCCTCTCACATCTGTAAATAAAAATGTTGCGTATTTTCTTTCGCCTCCTAGTTTTAATAGTTCTGGGTTATCTTGTAAACGTTTTACTTGTCGTGGATCTAAATAATGTTCGAACTGTTTTTTAATTTGTTGTCTTAATTTATATTGTTCTCTAAACCTTATGTAAAACGCAATCGTTGCTACTATAAACTGTGATATAAGTGTCCATGTGACATCTATTAAATAGCCACTCTGTATAAACTTATAACCAGTAAAGCTCGTGCAGACCATCAATAAAACAGCACTTATAATGCCCCATGACACACCAAATCTATTTAATACAGCCCATGTCAGAGCTACAAATGTGAAGAAAAGTATCATTTCTAACGCTAATGACCAATCTGGGACGTGTGGACTGTCTTGTATAATTATTGATTCAGCAAGTGCTGCTTGTATTTTATGAGGCTCTAATAGACCAACAGGCGTAGCGATCTGTGGCATCACACCATTTGCTGTCACACCTACAAACACAAACTTACCATTTACATTCATTTCTTGTAAATTAGTTTCTTCTGTTTCTACCCAGCTTATCCATTTACGACCTAAACTATCTGTTTTGACTGGTGGTAATCCTCTGACTGCTATTTCTTGTATACCGTTTTGATTAGTAGTTATTATATACGTAGGTGTGTTAGTAAGCGTTTTTAAAACTTGCGTCCCAAAAGAAGCTAACCAACCATCAGGAGACTTTAATAAGAGAGGAATTCTCCGTACTAATTGATCAACTTCTACGGGAGCAATCGCCATACCTTGTAGTATTTCGTCATAGAGATGATAGTTTTGTTTTACTCCAGTTATTTGTATTCCACCCACTTCTTCACCTTTTATAACTGTTCCTGTCGTTTTAGGGTAAGAATTATTAGGAGTTTCAAACATAGCTAGTACACTAGGAGCATAGCCTAAAGCTCTAACAAACTCCTCATCTCCCATAAGTCTGTCTGGTTGTGGGAAACTAATCACCCAACCTACACCAAGTGCACCTTTACCTAGTATATCTAACTGTATTTCTGCTAATCTTTTTCTAGGTAGTGGCCAACCACCTTCACGCTCAACATCTTCTTCAGTAATATTAAGAAT